TGGCTGTGGCTGTGGCTGTGGGGCACGCTGGTTGGCTGTACCTGACATTGTGAGGATCTCTTCTTTCGTGAATCCCGCTGTGATGAGTGTGATTAAGTTGTCTAATGTCATATCTTATAATCCCTCCTGAGATACTTTTTATGAGAAAAACCTGTGGAAATGATACCGTCATTTTCGTACGTGACTGCATACCAGTTTCCAGAATAGCATCCTAGACAGATGCATTTAGTTTTTTTCGGCATTTCTGCGATAACTGTTCCGTCTGTACTAGGCTCTGCCCTGATCATCAGAGGCTCTGTGTTCGTTTCGACGATATACACACCTCTGATATTTTTGTTGTAGTTAATCGTCATTTTTTTCACTTCCTGTAATATGGTCTGTGAGTTTGGTTAGTGCCTGAGTGTTATTGTTGAGTGCGTCTGTCATGTTTTTCATTTCTTCCTTGTGAGCATCGGTTTCTTTCTGCCAGAGATAGAAAGTCGCAATAAGGCAAGCGCAAGGCACACCAATGTTACTGATAATAGTTGATAACGAGTTAACGTCCATATTTCACCTCCATTATATATTAGCACAACATATAATATATGTTTCACGTGAAACATTAAAGAAAGGTGAGAAATGTTTCACGTGAAACAAAACATATGCAGGCTTTGACACTCTGCATATGTGACGAAAGATTAAGTGTTACAAATTCTTGAGTTGTACATACTCATGCACATTGGATTCTTATGATCCCACGCTCCCAACGTGTTGTACGTGTGCCACGAACACTTGTCTTTCTATGAAAGATAATATCAGATATAAAGCATTAAGTCAATATTTATTTTTAAAATATATCTCAAATAGAGACTTGCTTGTGATATCCTCAAACAGTACCTTGTCTGATAAATACATATCCCATAAATAAATAAAATCTCGTCTGAAAGCTTTTACATCCTTGTCTGTATTGGAATATTCTGGCGGTGTACCAGAGCTATGCCGTGTTACATATATTAAGTCTTTTCTCTTGTGCTGATATATTGTAATAGCATCCATTTTACATAGAGGTATCAGTTCTTTAATGTTCATGCTTTTAATTCCTGAATAATCAGCGGAATAAAATTCATTTCCTAGTGCCATCCTGTTAAATGCTGAATCTGATCCAGACATTTTATACAGAGCTGTGTCTTTTTTCTTTTCAGAAATCGGCGAGTCATACAAGTTAAAAAGTCCAATACCTCTATCACGTATAATAGACAGAGATTGTTTATTAATATCCATGTTCGATACTTTTTCCATTAAACCATTTTCAATAAACATATCACAGGATAAACTTTCGGAATTGGAAAACAATAAAAACTGTATTGGATTAATACCCTCGAGTTCACGGTTTCGATTCATTGTTTCATATGCGTTTTTAAAAGCATATCCGGCATTTTCAACTCGGCGTTCACGTTTTTCAGGGATAAACTCATCATATATCCCTATCTCAACGTCTGATGCATCAAAACCTCGTAAATTGGCAAAAGTATTTAATGCTATAGCATAACCAAGTATATTTCCAGTATATTTTATTTTACCATTTTCGTCAATTTCTGCGTTATAATACACCGCAATATTTTTTCCGACACTTTTCGGATATATTGACCATCCCAGATCGCGATTTAATTTTTTAAAAGGTGAAAGCTCTGGAATTTTAATCATATCAATCTGTGTCTGCAATGATCGCATATAAGCGAAAATTTTTTTATGTTCAATACAGTATTTAAGAGCACCGTAAGTTTTCCCCGTACCACGTCCGCCCCAGATGTAATTGAACTTTTGTCCGTATCCTAAAACAGCGGGTATCGATAGATACCCGCTGTTTTCATAAAATGATAACATATTATTTCTGTGGCTCTGGCATGGGGATGTTCTTTTCAGAATATCCCATACGGGCTAACGCACGCTCTGGGGAAACAAGCGCACAAATAAGATAGTCACGACCTGATTTTGATGTTCTGTGAAGAACCTCAATGAAAAACATATCTGGAACTTCTTCCATGTCAGATACCCGATCAACAACTTCCTCGAATGATTCACGGAAAGTTGTTGACTGACCGGAAAATACATCTCCCGTATTTGCGTCCTGAATTGAAAGACATGTTATATTATTTCCGTTGTTATCAACTGTGAGATATTTCACCCATGATCCAACGCAAATAAGTTCTTTATTTTTAACATTTTTAAAACTTACAATAGCGGGTGATTCAATGAGATCGTACTCTGTGTATGTGTCCAGTGTGGAAGATGCTTTAATAATAGTATACTGTTTATTTGCCATGATTTATTTCTCCTTTTCTTTACGTGATTTTGTGAAAGTTGCGTGCATTAAGAACGTTTCTGCGTCCATGCCATAGATTTTTGTTTCCTCTTCGTTTCGTTCCCAGTCTATGACAATTCCAAGATTTATTTTTTTAATCTCTTTGATGATCTGTTCATCTGTGAAATTTCCAATCAGAACTAATTCTTTTGTAATCTCACATTTGTTCTCTGGATCGTAGCAGATAACATTAATTTTGTTGACTTTTAACTCTCTTGTGATTTTCATGTTCTCACCTCCCTGTATTATCTCTGTTATATGAATTATTATAGCAATAATATTATTTCTTGTCAAATGTTTCTTTAAATTCTTTTAATGTTCTTGCGTCTGCCAAAATCCTTCGGTACTCATCTGTTATTCCAATCGTGTATGTTGACGGTCTGATAACTATGTTTTGTGTAATTTTTAAAACATGATTTTCCACGGTGAAATCACCATAAGGTACGTCATTGTACACGCTTTCAGTTCCTCCCGATCGTAAAAAGGTGAAACCAATTTTAAAGGCTTCAATTCCTCCATGTTCTTCCAACTCATCTGGTGCAAGCTTTTTATTAACTCCTGCGATTGTTGCGTGAAGTTTTCCGTCTTTAGTTCTATAGACATATTTTTTAGAACCAATGGTGGAGAATTCTGTATACGTATCCTCGAATTCATACACCCCCATATAATGTTTAACTCCATAACGGTCTGTAGCGTATGCGGAATTGGAGATACTTTGCTCTTTTCTCTCAGAATTGTATCTATCAAATAACTCGTCAATATTATCACCTCTTACTTTTATATATTTTACTGAATCCGTATCACTGTAAACGTAACGATCTCCAACTATGTTTATACCCTCTTTCAATCGCAGGCGTGCCCATGCTGTTACCCAAACACCCCATTGATAAGGCAAGAAAGCTGTTCTGTTATATTTAGTGAGTAATGTTTCACGTGAAACATTTTCATCAACTGTATATATATCTTCCGATGATTCTGTAAATATTAATGATTGCTTTACTGGTGACTGTACCATCATTCCATAACCCGCGTTAAGCAATGCCTTTTGCAGATTGTAAAAAAGCTCCTGTTCCACTATTCCTTTTAATTCTGTTTTGTCTGTATAATATTTACGGAAAATGTCTTTCAACGGTTCTGGCAGTGATCCGTATTTGCTTTCGTAACACTCTGTTATTTCTAAATTTTTCCATTTGTACTCACGTTTCATTATCTCATAATCAATATCAGTGAGCGTTATTTCAATATAGTCGGCGCTTAAAACTCGTCCGTTATCCAATATTTCACTGGAAACATTTCTACATTTTGAATAGGATAAATATGGGGCTCCGTAATACTTGTCGATCTGCTCAATTCCGTGAATCTTACATCTGAATAATAGTGCTTTTCCTCTATTCAGTTTCTTTTCTATGTCGGTTTCTTCTATTGATCCGATATAGACAAAACGTGTTATCGGGAAAACACAATTTAACACAACGTCAGGATAAGAAGATGATCTGTCATAAGAACCAATTCCCAGAATCTTTTTTCCGTCTGCACGTATCACTGTTCCTGAGTAATAACGATTTGCGTGTGTATCTCCACCTCGAAACGCTTCTTCCAATAAATCAAATACATCTATAGTCGGGAAAATGTCCTTGTGTTTTCGTGACCAACCATACATGGCTTTTTTCGTTTCACGACGTACATAACCGGTTGACGTTAAGGGGAGTGTATATAGATTGTCATTTGACAGTATCATACGTTTATACATTGCTTCAACTAGTCCGATTGTGTCGTATGTACTATACTGTATTTCATAATCGGTTAGTTCTGTCCATGGAAAACGCTTTTTCTCATAATTGAATTTTTCGCCAGATAACTTCTGATGCTCTACTTTCATTTTTGAGGTAAAAGTATTCAACGACATATTTGTTTGTAGATATGAACAACGAAACTCGAATCTCTCTAACATTTCACATTTCAGTATTTTACGTGATTTTATTGCAAAAACTTCGTCCGGTGAAAACGTATATATACCACGCAAAAACTGAAATTCATATGAAAGATTATGGACAAAAATCATGTAATACGCATAGTTATCATCATTCATAAGATTATCAAGAAATAACTCAAATTCTGTCCACGTTCTTCCTATTATAGTGTCAATATGCAGGTCGTCAAGAAAAAGAATTGAAAACTGCCATATATACATGATGGACTGTTCAATATCTTCTAACCTAGTTGTCTCAATATCAAAAGCACACAAACAATTTTTATATCCCTTTGCTTTTTTACTTCCCTTGTTAGATCTGGTATCATGTAAACATGGTAAATTCTGTATTCTAGTATAATTATATGTGTCTACAGTATACAAATTTTCCATGTGTTACCTCCTACGTGTACGTTTACGTTTACCCACTTTCCTTTTATGTCGTTTTACTTTTTCTTTCTTTGCTATTCCAGATTTCAATTTTGAAATGTTTCGGGATCCCGTTTTCAGAAATTCCTTATATAGCTCTAACATTTTGGCTGTACTCAGTTTTTCACCCTCGGAATATAAATCAACAGCAAAATCTGAATCATATATACGATCCGAAGCAAAATCCCGAAGCTGTTCCATAAATCTACCAAAATTAAGTATATCCTCATGTGTTTTTAACTCCGTTCCATACACATCATTAATATGTTGCATCTGTTCTTTTTCTCGTTTTTTCAGTCCTGTAACTGTTGTTCTATCTGATGCAATAATAGTTGATAGTTCGGACAACAAGTGATAGAGTTCTCTATCACTTGTAATATCTTTCATCTTTTTATAACGTTGGATCGGTCGTTCCTTTACAAGGTTAATATCTTTATAATTAGATTTCAATAATCTTTCATAACGTTTCCTCCAGATTGATCTCAGACGTGAATACTCTTTTCTCACGTCTTTCATATCCCACGTTAGTTCCAACGCAAGCGGTGTATAATCATCTTTTGGTCTTATAAGACCTTGTGGTTTACTCCTCTTCGAATAAGACTTTTCTGTTATCAATCGGAACACCTCCCTCTAATTTGTTATAGTAAACGGGTCGAAAATTTTCTTCAAACTCAACAACGTAGTCCTGCACGATTGCCATTGCAACGGATCCCGTGTATGCCTTTACTAGCAGGTAATCACATTTGTATTTACACTGACTTTTTAGGATGTTTGGTGTATTTAATTCTTTTATATACACTTTATACCATGATTTTTTACTGTTTAGTGGTCTGCTCATTGTATAACCTCCTTTTCTCAACACATTTCAGAATTTCGTCAAAACTTGCCATTGCTCCCACACATTATATAAGGCTTATGTTTAAAACACTTTTTAAATTCGGAACAAATCTCTGGCTGGCTACATGAATGACAAAATTCAGTATCATTACATATAAAACATATATCACAATAATTTTTCATTTCTTATATCCTCCTGACCATTTTGCTCCACACCAAACACCATATGGAAATATTAATATAGCACCAAAACCAAACCACAATATTTCATCCAACATTAGTACACACACCTACTTTCTATTTCTTCTTTGATCCATTTTCGTTCCCGATAACGCCACGGGAAACGCATATACTTGTACTCTTGCAGTAACTCACGAGGAGTGAGCCATGCAAGGTAATTTTTGTAACTTTCTTCATAATCTGTCATATCTTTCCTCCCGTAATTTTAAATGTTTAAATGTGTTGATAAATGTTAATGTATATAATGATGTGTGTTCCTGCGGATATACATACCATTTATCTGTGATATTCACTACCAACTTTCTGCAATCAGTAAAACCATGATTCCAATGCGCATAAAACAGGTATGTACATCCATTAAGTTCATACTCATCCTGTATTACAAACAATTCTTCAATTTCACTCATTGTAAACATTCCAACTTCCATCTAATTCACCTCTCTTTCATAATGTTATCATATACCATTATTTAGATTTATTCAAAGTCCAATTTGTTCATGAAACACATGTTCGCAAACAACACCCTGTATATGTTTCTCACACACGGACACAAGT